AACCATTTCTCCTTTTATATGTTTGTTTTTTTCAGGATACGAAAAATCTTTATCTTCTTATTGGAATACCAATATGCAACCTTTGTTTATTATATCTAATTTAATAACAGGATATTACTTAATAGGAATACCTAAATGGAGACTGTCTTCGTGTTTACTATTACTTGTAACTGCATTTTCTATTGAATACTATCCCAGTATACATAATATAATAGCTGTAGCTTTCTTTGTAGTTTGCATATATCCACTATACATGGCTAATAAATATGACTTTTGTAAATGGATATATTTATCAGCTATTCCAGTGATTCCGTTTAGTTTATTATTTGCTGAAATAATAGCTATAGTAGCCATATGCATGTTTCATTTATTAACACTTAATAAATTATATACTATACAAAAGGAAAGAGTTGAACCTAACTAAAATCAACTTTTAAATCAAAATCAAAATATTTAAATTTTATATCAAACGTATTTAATTGAGGAGTAACTGAACTGTATGATAACTTTATACCGGTTTGAGAAGTAAGTATTGGCCTATTGAATATTATAGAAGATACCGAATATCCTTCGTTATTCAACATCATTAATCTAATAGGGGAAAGCGTTTGTTTCTTATTTGAAAAATCTAAGAATTCTAATGAATTTTCTAGAAAAATAAAATAGTTTAAATATGCGTCAGATATTTTCATAGTAAGCGTAATTTCCCGATTAAACAATTCTTTAAGAGGTTTAGAGCTCTTATAGTCTTGTTGCTTACCCAATGGTCTAGTTTGCTCAGCCGTTGTCATATTCCAGGCTGGAAAATCTATTTGTTGAACCGTAGATGACATAAAATCATCTATAGTGTCATATGGAAGTATTAAACTCTGATAATAATCCTTATACTTTTCTTTTATTGAAGCAGTAAAAAAATTCTCAGGGAATAAAAATACAAAACTGTTATTTCTTACATTTAAAATCATAATTATCTAAAGTTACCTATTGCTATTTCATATTTCCATTTGCTTGTGTCAAAGGTTTTGTTCATGTTTATTTCTATATCTCCTAAATATAGTGGAAAAGTTCCCATTTGTGTTTCATATTTTTCATATGTTATATCATCATCTACAATATCGAAGCTTTCTATTTCATTGCCTTCATAATCTATTATAGCTCCATCTAACGCTATTGAAATTAATCTAAAAGTAATGTCTTCTATTCCACTGCGTTTATATTCTATATCTAAATTAAATTTAACTATTACTTTATTTAGCTCTATTTCAGAATCGCTATCTATTGCGTCTCCCCATTGACTAGTTTCTTTGGGTGAATTATACAAGCTTACTCTTTGATATACGTTATTATCAATTACTTCAGTATAACTATCATCGTTTATATCAAAATTTTCGTATATTTTTATATGTTGATTATTCATAATTTATAAATTCTTTTATGTATTTAAAACGGTAAGATTCATTTGACATTAAATTTTTAAATATGTCTACTTCCATTTGGTTTATATATTTGCCAACTTCAGGTCCACCTTTAATGTTCATCTTATCCATAACATCTTTACCACTGACACTAGGTATATATTGAATAAAAGTACTTATTAGTTTTTCATCTAACCCATTTAGTTTTGAAAATTTTAGTATCTGATCATTGTTTACAGAAGTATTGTATTGAGACTTTTTTATATCTAATACGTTATTTTCATTTAAATGAAGAAGGGATTTTAAAAATAAAATATTTTTTATTTCCTCGTTGGAATACGTTGCTTTATTTAAAGCGTTTCTAAGTTCAATCGAATCATTTTCTTTAAGAAGCGTAGCGAGGTTTACTATGTAGTCTTTTTCTTCTATATAATTAGCATTCGTGTTTAGATTTGGAAAAATATATTGAAAAAAATTATATTTATCTAATAGATTCATAAAGTATACAACTGATGAAGATTTAGCAATACCCTTTAGAAATTCATCTCTAATTCTTTCAGATGATATTCCATCTAAATTAGGATCTTTTAGTAAGTAGTCATGTATGGCTTTATCTAATTCAGATCCCGTAACACCGGCGAAACGTATGGCTCTGAGCTTTCTTAATTTATCATCTGAAAAACGATCTTTGGGATCGCCAACTGTTTTAACTACTCCATTTTTTAAATCTTCTATTCCCCCAACTAGATCTACTATTTCTTCAGTATCAATATCGTAAAATAGAGCATTTATTGTTAAGTCTCTTCTTTTAACATCATTTTCTATGGTTGTGAAAGTTACGTCATCTGGTCTTCTTCCTGTTCCAACGTCTTCTCTAAAAGTTGCTATTTCAAATTCTCCGCTTGGGGTTATAGCTAGCCATATTCCAAATTGTTCCCCTATAGGTAACATTTTATAGATAGGAAATAACATTTCATTAACTTTATCTGGAAGCGCGTCTGTAGCTAAATCGTAATCCTTTGGATTGATACCAGACACTGCGTCTCGCACAGCACCTCCTACTAAATATAATTTATATCCATTCTTTTTGAATACATCTCGTATCATTAGAATGTCTTTAGGTAGATCTATTTTATACTTCTTTCTTATTTCCATAACTATTCACTTGGAGGATGATCTTTGTCTATCCATGCATCATTTATATTAACACCCGTGTCTTCTAATTTTGTATTTAATCCAATTTGATTTATAGTGTTTCCTTTATAGAAAACAGAATCTTCATTAAAGCTAGGAAAATATGTTTCCATATCTATACTAAAAGATATTTTTACACGTTGATCTGTTGTATAATCAAATTCATACTTTTTTTCAAAAGCTTCAGTGTCAGGGAACGTAAACTGAGCAGGTATTCTAACCCCTTTATATTGAAAATAAACTACTCTATTTTTATAAAACAAATCAATAACTCTTTCCATTATCTTAAAGGTTTTGTTTAGGTTATCACATAATATTTTAGCTGAAAACTTTAAACCCATTGGCATGCTATATAATCTTGCTGAAAAGGCTTTATTTACCTTTTGATCATTGTCGTCTAAAACCTGTTGGTTGAAACTACCTCTAACAAATTTATTGGTTATATCACTTGTTTTTATTTGAAATGAATCTAAGGTTACAACTCCTCTAGGGATTATATCATAATTTCCTTCAGCTAGGACTGGAACTTTACAACCATCGGGTACTTGTATAAAAAAATCTTTCATGAATCCTTCGTCAGCTGCCATATTATAGAAAAAAGGAATTTCATGTTTCTCTATTTCGCCATCTCTAACTAAATCTATTATAATTTCTCTATTCAGTATATCAAGTAAGGCAAGAACTGCGTTTCTTAAAAAAATATCCTGTGTATTAGAATTTCTTATGTTTTGATTATCTGTATTCATATGTTATTATTATTTATCTATTTCTTGTTATAAAAGGTACTTTAACTTGAGGTCTACAATTATCTATAAGTAATAGCATAGATTCATCTTTAATGAACTGTTGACTCAATATGAAATCATGCTGTTCCTCTTTTATCATGGTTTTAAATAACCTAATATTAGATATTTTTAAATTAGAAGTAGGTATGGTATATGGCTGTTCTAACTTAAAGTTTTTTTCTTGCATTGAAGATACATTTTCAAATATTTTACTAAAATCAGTGTGATTAGTTAAATCTGATGCGTCTTCTATTGTTTTATATAAGTAAACTCCCATTTGTTTAAATTCATTAGATATTGATATAACAGCCGAGTGCCATGTACCGGATTCAAAATTACTTATAGTAAACGTACTTAAATTATCATTTACTTTTATATTAAGTATTAAGTCTCCTTCGGGTTGATCTCCAAAATACTTATTGAATTGTGCATAAAAATATATACCCGATTGAGATTCATTATCATAGCCGTTTATAAAACTAACTATTTCAGAATCTCCAGGAACATTAAACATACAAGTATATGATAAATTATCTATTCCATTTGAACCAAATTCAGGAAGCCTATTATATACAATAGAAGTTTCTCTTAGTTTTAAAACTGCTGCTGGTTTTGAATCAACAGTGCTAACCATTATATTTCTTTGATTAGTAAAACTTAAATCTTTGTATGCTTCGAGCTGTAAATAT